CTTAGTTACTTCTATGAACGAGATTTAGATTTGCCAAGTTTGGCTCAAATAATGGATAATTGTGATAAATCAATATATTCTGATGATGTTATTCAATCACAAAGTGATGAGTATTCCTTTCTAAATGATGGAATCCGAACAAATGAAATTTATAAACGGTTCGGTATGGAGGTGGATATATCTGACTCTGAAAAATATAATGTGTCTGAAACGTTAGTTGGATTAACTTTTTTGGGGATGGAGGTGAGTGTATATCAAGACTACTTTGTCCCAGTTTATGAGTATTCTAAGGTTAAGGATTCTTCAATAATCCTTGAGAATAATGAAACCTATACTGAGCAACTTGTTCGGTTTTTAGGATTGCTTGATTTGTTGGTTTTTACTGAGTATTATAATGATTATGTTAAGTTCATCAAACAATATTGTTTTGAAATAGGAATTGAACCCCCTTTCATGTATGCTCAGCGAGTTAAAATTGCAGCTGAATTGCGATGGGAGGGTGGGTTGGATTTAAAAATAAATGAATGAGCAATCTTTCAAAGAAACAAAAAGAGCTTTATCAAGATTTAATTCAAGATCTCGAATGGTTACCAGAAAAGACCAAGAAACAGAAAGAGATGAAGATGAAAATAATCTCTATTACCTTAGAGAACTTCCTCAAGATCCAGAAAGTGAGAGACCCAAAAGGAAGACAAAAACTCAAAGAACCAAAGTCAGTGAAAGGCGTTTTAGACAGCGCCTTCGTAAAATTTCTAGGCAGCGTGGTAGGACCCGCAATCGATTGGGTGGTAGGAGTACCCCTAACCAAGATAGCCGCACCGTTAGGAGAATGGGTTTGCGGTCTAATAGACAAATTTATAGGCCTTTTCTCACCAACAACGGAAACCAAAATGGTGGAGGAAGAGGTAAGGGATATAGAAGACCTAGACCTAGACTTCGACGAGGAAGATCCAAACGATTGGACACTAATAACAAAGGAATATTACGACGAGGTCAACCAATAAGTAAAACCTTTGAATATGAGCTTAACTTTCAATCAAGAGAACCGGTACGAACTTATGGTAATGATGGTGAAACTATGACTATGCACGGTGTTGAATTTGTGCAATCTTTAGTTGTTAATACAACGGCAAATAGCAATCCTAGTGCACCTGGTGACATAATAGCAGTTTTTCCAATATCACCGACATTTTTCCCTGGTACTGGGCTTTATAAATCTAGTCAAGAATGGGAAAAGTATAGATGGAGGAGTGTAAACTTTCATTATTTACCGACCTGTCCATCCACAACTAATGGCGCTTTGCTATTTGTTCCTGAGACTGATCCAGAACGAGTAACCTTTAGTATAGTTACTGATCAAAATACCAGAGTTCGTGAAGCTTTATCACGTGAGGGTGCTAAAGTAACACACCCTTTTAATGACATCAAAATTA